GTTGCGTTAGAAAGCTCATTAGGTAATTTTAAATACTTTATGAGATTCGACTAAAGTAATACCAATACCTTCATCAGACATGTATTGATCTTTAACACCATCGTAGGCGTTATCGGTCTTTACAGATGTTTGATATAAAGGCGCACGATATTGCGCATGAAACAGATTCTCATCTGAAATAACTATCATGTGTTTGTTATATGCGCCACGTAATGCTGGAGTTGGGATCAACTTTATCATTCCGTGAGGCGTTTCTAACATACGATAATTAAAACCGAGTGAGTCTCTTTCTGATGGTTGAACCTGAACGCTCCAACCTGATTTTCCTGCGATACCATTAGTACCATCTATTTTAGACCAATAGGAGAGTGCGCCAGCACCACAGAAAGCGAGCTTAGTGCCACTTTCGGGTACGTACTGGAATACTTTTTCCATGTCATCTACGAAATCCTCATACGCATAAGTGCTTGAGGCAATCGTAAAGACATTCTGATCGTCACCAGACGAATTACCATATTTTTCAATCGCAGTTACTAATCCCATAGTTGAACGAACTACTTTGCCGTCAGCATCAGTACGATGCGTATCAGCAAAAGTATCACCACCAGATAGGTTAGTACCTGCTACTGATTGTCCAAATAAAAATGCACGTTCTTTCTGCATTTTATGTTCTTGGGATTTCTGTAATCGTAATCGAGCTAACTCTGAGCTTTCACCTCGAAGGGCGGCGGCATGAAGAGTACCTGTGATCTCAAGAGGCGTTTTGAAAATCTGAGCTGAGTTGTAAACAACTTTCAGTTCGTCAGACCATGCTTCTGGGGATGAGGTTCCTTCACCACGTGCATTACCAACAACGTTCATAACGTCATCATCGGCAAATGCAATAGTGCCATCTGTTAGGTTCTTTACTTTAATCGTAGTAGCGGAAGGTGCTGAGGTAATTAATACCACACCACGTCGAGTGGTTTCAGCTGAGTTCCAAACTTCTACTTCCAAACCGAGATATGAAGAATCAACGCTTGTTGCTAATCCTTCAATGCCATCTATTGTGATAGCACTTGATTCGGTGTCATTTGCGGATAGAGCAGTTGTATAACCATTGTTAACAAACTTCTGTTTTACCCACGGATTTCTATGCTCAAACATTTTGAACATAGGGTCTTTAACCTGTCTGGTTTCTTTATTCGATAATACAGTCGTGAAGGGTGCTACATCAGTCCAAAGCTCTTTGACGATTTGAGGATCGATGTAGAAGTCCCTGCGGTCTGTATATAATACACCAGAGGCTTCCAGTTTCTTTGCAGACATTTTCTATTTCCTTACTCTGCTATGCGAAAGCAAACCCGCATTGAACGAGTCTTGATCTGTAAACTGAGGTTCAGCTTGACCAGTAGTCACAGCAGTAGTGCGTGGCACTTGCAAGCGTTCCCCCGCTTGTCTCAGTTCATTAGCCTTGTTCTGGGCTTGTACTGTCGCAGTATTTGGTGCGTTCTGCATTTCAAATACCTTAGCAAGAATATCAACAGTCACGTTATTTGGATTTTGCGCCCACTGAACGAATTCAGAGGACTTGTTTTGATCCCACCCATACCCATTTTTTACATGAGAAAAGGCTTGGTTTACGACCATTGCGTCTCGCTGATTAACAGCATCCTGCTGTCTAACTGCTTCTTGCTGTTGCATTGTATTAAGCAACTGGTCTACACGTGAGTTTTGATAATCTTCCTTTGCTAAACGATATCTGAATGAATCGCTTTCAGGGTCATTATATGCATCGACCTCATTATAGCTTGTAGGTTGGGCTGGCTGATTTAATGGATCCTGTTGTTTTTGAGGTTCAGCAGGGATTCCATTTTGCTGTTGATCGTTCATTATCTTGCTGACCATATTTTTGTACATGGTGTTCTCTTCCGCAAGACGTTGACTGTCATTCTTATGCAGATCAGATTGGCTTTGCCAATATGCTATTCTATTTGGGTCGTCTTTAGCTGGCTCTTGAGACTCAGAAACCGACACCTCTTGCTCGGTTTGAATCTCTGGTACTTGGGTAATTGAATTTGGATCATAGACAGGTTGTGTAACCACTTCCTGTTCGCCAGTTATAGTCTCTACACTTACTTCTGTGGGCGGAGCCTCAGTCATAAGTATCTGTGAACTATCGTATGATCCTACTTCAGCATTACTTGCGTTTTGTTCTTCCATTATTCCTCTAATGGTATGATATCACGGTTCGTAGACTCTTGCTCGGCAACCGCTTGTCTTAGCTTCTTCACTTCGTCTCCTACACGTTGTTTGAACAGTTGTTCGGTGGCTTCAGCTTTAGTGGAAGACTTATCCAAACTGGATTTGTACTTCTCAAGCTCTACCCTTTGTC